AAACCTTTAGGTCCTAATCCCTTAATACCTATAATTCCATCGGAATTATCACCTATCAACAACTTGTATAATAAAAAATTGTGGGGAGGAATATTAAATTTTTCTTTTACAGTATCTGTAGTGTAATATTCTTTTTCAATTGGGCGATAAACGATTACTTTTTCGGTTACCAACTGTAAATAGTCTTTGTCACTGGATACTATGAATACTCTATCTTTAGGTTTTGTAGGCAATGTATCACTTAAATATGCAATAATATCATCTGCTTCTACTCGAGGTAAAGATATTGTTTTAACAGGTAGTGTTTTTAAATATTGAATGATTCGAACAATTTGATCTACTTTAGAGTCGTCTTCTTCTTCCAAACTATCAAACAATTCATGTTTTGTTACTCGAGTTATATTTCTTGCAGATTTATATTCCGGTATAATATTTTTTCTATTATTGGAGGAACCCGCACCATCAAACACAACATAAACTTGGGTTGGTTGAATGGTGCGAATTAAAGCCCCCAAAGAACGAAAAAATCCTCCTAAACCCCCTATATGGACTCCGTTTGAATTGACTGCATTAATTGCACTAAAATTTCGAAAGAAGAGATTGAGTCCATCTATAAGCAGGTAGCGCTCCGATTGTGGGGTTTCTTCCCCGTGTTCTTGTATGTTATCTAAGAGGTTTAAGAGGTTTTTTTTCATATTAATCTTCGTTTTCAAATAAATCAGGTGTAGGTGCTTTTTCGTCCCACTCACTATTGTCTTCCTGTACTGTATAATTACCTTTTCCTAAAATATCTGCCCATTCGTGAACGTGAGCATCTTTGTACTTTTTAATTGCGTTTGGATCATCTTTAATGAATCCATGTACTGTTGAAACAATAGTACCCATTGTAGTAATTCCATTAATATGGTTTTTATCACAAGCAATTTTTGTACGTAATGCAAATTCAACTTTTTTCTTGTCTTTAACAGCGTTAAGTTTAGAAGTACCAGCATTTGTAACATTTCCAAAGGTTAAACACAATGACACGTCATAGTAAAATGTATCTCCACCTTTATTTGTCATCCTAGGTTGTGACATAGGAGTTAAAGCCGGAGCAACGCCTACTTTATTTACAACAAATAAAGTATTTGTGTATTTTGAGCTTTCTTTGCGAGACATTACAATCTGTTGATTAATAAAATTACCGAATTGAGTTGCAATAGCTCCTGCGTTCCACATTGGATTATTTTTACCTTGTTCAATTGACATTTGACATGGAATTGAACCAACTGAATCCCAAAGGAATAGTAAATCATATGGTAGATTACCTTTTTTCTGTTCGGCTAGTAAGTCGATAATAAACTCAGCAATATCTTCAATTGAATTTAATGAACTTCTATCTCGGTAAATAAAGAAACCTGTTTGATCAATAATCTCACCAGTTTCTATATCAACTACATCTTCGATTTCAAAACCCATTGTTTTCCAGTGGTTCCAATCGTGTTTCATTTCGGTAATAATCAACACAGGTAATATTCCCATCTTTTGAGCATTAACTGCTACTTCAATAGTCATAGTTGATTTACCTGTGTTACTTTTACCTCGAACCATTGAATTATGTCCCATAGGAATACCAGGGATAGACAATGCTTCTTGAAGAGCAGGTGAAAATGGAATCCATCTTTGCTCTTTAAATTTAACATTTGATGCTAAACCTTTATTCGCCTTAAATTTATCTAAATTGAACGCGGATTTTAGTTCATTACCCGCCGCTTCAGTAAGCGATTTTCTTCCTTTAGCCATAACTTATTTACTTAATTAAAATGGAGCATCATCATCATCCTCACCAAACAAATCGTCAAATGCTTCTGCTTTTGATTTTTTAACTGCTGGTTTAGTAGATAAACTGTAATTTGACTTAGGTTCTTCTTTTATTTCGTCTGCAGGTTCAGTTGTTGCTTCTTCTTCCTCTGCTTCAGGATCTAACCATTCTTGAAGTGCTTGTTTGATTGTATCAAATGGAAGCGGCTTGTACATATCTTTTGGATTTTCTTGCTCTTCTAACCATTTTTCAATTTGTTTAGAATCTTCAGATAGTGCAGATGTTTTCATTGACGGAGCAATAGTTGTTTTATTGTAAGCTGTTCCTGTTGATTCAGGTCCTACAGTAACCAACTTAATGTCTCTACCAGACATAATATCTGTAAAATCACCTACTTCTTCATCAGCAGCCATTTGCAAAAATGCTTCGTAAATTTCTTTACCAAATTCCCACAATTGAACACCTTCAGATTCTTCACCACGTACAATTACAGGAGCGTAGATACGAGTTTTCGGATCTAATTTTTTAGCTAAACGCCAATTTTCTTTGTCGTTTGTTCCACGTAATTGTTTTGCAAATTCTGCAATTGGATCCTTTTCACCCCAGTTTAAAGGTGAAGCGATTACTTTACGGCTTCCAATTCCGTAATAAAATTTCATTTCCGTAAATGGAAATTCCTTATTGTATTTAAAAGGTACAATACGGATTGTTTGTTTGCCAATCGTTGGTTTAAAACGCTTGACGTTACTTGAATTGTTAGATCCTCCATTAGAGGTTTTTTGCATTGATTCAAGTTTTTTCTTGATTGCATCGAGATTCATATATAACTATTTTTATTGTTTACAACGTTTAATATAATAACCTTTTTTTAAATAGCCAAACTATTTTTATTTCTTTGAAATTTTAATTATTTCGTTTGGTTTAATATCCAAAACATAACATCCATAAAAACTTAAATTTTTATTTTTTAAATCAATTAATTCAGAAACATCCTGTAATGTTGGGTTGGGTTTAGATTCAACTATTTCATCAAATTTATCAAAATCTTCTACACCAAACTCTTCAGGATCATAATCATCTAAATCTATAAAAATTTCATTTAGTGGTTTTTTAAATTTAACATTAATATAAGGTATATCTCCTCCTTCATCACTCATAGTATCTATCATCTCAAATGGTATTTTTTGAGCAGGAATAGCAGGTTTACCAGATGATTTAAAATTTTGTTGGGTTGCTTTTAAACCATTTTTGAATTCGGGTTTCCATACAGTATATCCTGTATCCCCTCCTCTTTCAAAATCATCTTGAGATTGAAGAAAAGAAGTATTTAATTCAATAGTTGGGATAGTAGATAATACTTTTTGTATTTCTTCTCTAATAATTTGCTTTAATTGAGATTTTTTCACAGTTCAACAATTTTAAAAATCTTTGTATTTAATTGTTTAATCTCATTGTGTTGAGTTAACAATATACAATTTCTATAATGTTGCCAATTTACTGAAAAGTTAGTATCAACTACACCTCCGTTTAACTTTTTAATTAACTCGTTTAACGCGTTTATTGTATAAAGTGTATTTGATTCTTTTTTTCTATGTACTAAAATAGTATTGTCAGGAATGTCATTTACGTTTCCTTGATCTACATTATATGTGATAACATATTCGTTATTGCTTTTAATATGCAACACAAACATTTTATTGTACATTATACTGTAACGATTTGTTAATGCTAGAATCAACGCCTCTAATTCACTCAATGGTGTAAAAGTACAAAACAATCTATTGTTCATCAATAACGTATCAAATGTAAAATCATAGTCGTATTGATCATACATATGATAGGGGCGTTCTAAAGTATTGTACATAACTTTTATTTAATTTCGTGGTAGTTTTTACCTTTTTTAATTTTTATTTGTAATTTTTTATCTTTAAATACCTGTTTTATTTGCTCTATTGTATCTATTTCACTTTCATCTACATCAAATAAAAATGAATCGTACACATATAACACGAGTTTAGTATTTTTCCCTCGCAAAATCTTAAATATCTCATATAATATAAGAACATTATTTGCGGTCTCCAAGTTTTGTAGTACGTAATTTAAAAGCTTTTGTGGATTCATATTCTCCAGATCCTTTTTTATAAATTTATGATCTGAAATAGGGCATTTAATGTATCCGTTTGTATTAAATGTTTTCCACAAATCGTCTGTATATGCTTTTACTTGTCGAAAAAAGTCCAAGGTCTCGTATTCTTTCCAAATTCCTCCATAAAGCTGTTTAAACGTGATCTCTTTTGCTTTGGCATAGTCAACTCCATACATTTGAGCAAAAGATAAGTGGATATCGTCACTACTAAAGTCGTAACCGCAAAGACTAGCCAAAAGGGTAGGGTGATAAGCAGAAATATCAAACTCAATAAAACTCTCATTACGGGGTATAAAGCATTTTCTTTCTTCATTGTCTTTGTTTAGGGCTGAAAAGTTAATAGTATTAAATGTATTTGATGGTCTTGTTGTTAGCGTGTTTAAATTGTATTGCGTGTAAACAAATTCGTTTACTTGTTGATCAAAGTATTCCTCGAATAACAATGGGTCTACTTTAATACCCGTTCGTTCTAGTTGATTAAACACAAGTGCTGCTTTGTTGTAAAATGGGTTTATTTCACCTTTAAAGTTAGCATAGTTTTGTTCACATACCTCATAGTGTTTTACAATCGGTACTATTGTGTTTAAGTATTGTATGTTTGGATACTTGTTGTAAATGTGCGTGTGAGCCGTTGTTTGTTGAGGTATATACGTATAGGGGGAGGGTGAGTATTGGTAGCAATGCTTAAGGCAAAAATAATGTAGAAATTCCTTTCTATCCCTTACGTAAATATTTTTTATACTGTTTAATACCTTTAAACAATCATCTATTGTAGAATTTATTGTTTCACTATGGTTGATTGGGATAATATATCCTTTTGAATCATCTCTTGGACGAATGTATAAAGCACATACTTCATTTTCAACAGGATGTAAGTTGTGTGAAGTAGGAATTACTTCAACATAAGCAACTTCATATTCTATCTTTGCTAAAATATCTACATGTTGAGGATTTTCTATCAGCCAGTACATGCTGTAAAGATACTAATTAAATTTTAAAAAGCCAAACTAAAATTAATATCCTCCACCTCCTCCATAGCTTCCACCTCCTCCACTTATATTCCCTGCATTTCTCATGTTTTGAGATTGGAGATAAGAAATATTTGTATTTTTTAAAGTATTATTTTGAGAAGATGTTGTTGGAATATTTTGTAAATTAGATTGATTTTTATTAATTACTTGTGAATTAGTTGGGATTAAGGTTTCATGGGGGGTATTAGTATGGATTTTTCCTATCATAGGAGTTTTTCCTTCATGGATATGGTAATATCCTATGTAATTTTGCCCATTTTGAGTAGTAAATTCACCTCCTGCAGTGTATAAATTATTAAGGGTTAATGGGGTGTAATATTTTAAGAATTTATCTTGAAAGTATTGAGAAAAACCATACCATTTTAAATTTTGTTCTATAGCAATAGCAGATGCTTTATTTGATCTATAAACTTGCTCTTTATTACCTGTAATTTGCCAAGTTAAAGAAACTGGGGTGTATAGGTCCCAAGCTATTCTAGGGTTTTTCTTTTGAAGTTGTAGAAAGGTATTTTTATCTATTTCAAGATATCTTATTTCATTGTTTTTCTTACAGAAGTATCTATTAAATTGTCCGTTTTGTTGGTCTTGAGTGGTTGGAGTGGTTGGGTTAAATTTAGGAAGAGAACGAATAGGAGGTAAAGATTGGTTAGGGATTGTATCTTGGGGAATTATTAAATTATTAACTGGGGATGTAAGAGAATCAGCTTCAGGGGTTAAAATTGATGTGTTGATATCAAAAAAAATTGTATCTGGAGAAAGTAAAAGGATATTATTTCCTTCTTGGGGGGATTTACCTGTGTATTTGTTTCCATTTGAAATTTCATAGTAATATCCTTTATATTCCTTTTTAGTAGTAGAAAGGATATATTCTTTACCGTTAGTAAAAAGATTTGTTTTTATTTGAGATTTTGGGTAATACATTTTTTAAGAAAAAGCGTTAGGGTCTTTTTGTAAAATATCCCAATAGTATTTAAATTTATTAATTCTATCTTGATATCCATTTGGGGGATTTTTTCCATTTATCCAAGATCCTATTTTGTTAATTATTGCAACAGATGATCCTTCTTTTGCTTTTTGGGAAAATTTTTTAACTCCTTTAGGACCTGCTACTTTCCAAAAATAAACAGATACATCAGCGGCATATTTAGTAGCTACTAATGTAGGATTTTTTACTACATCATCTGTTTTACCTTTAGTTTTAAGATAGTCATTATAACTAATGTAATTTGATTTTCCTGTTAATTGAATATAACCTCTTCCTTTATATTTTTTTCCGTCTCCAGGAGATGTATTGCCTAAATCTTTTCTACCTTCATATGCTTCTCCAGAAGCAAATTCGGTTGTTGCAGAAAATCTAGCGGATTCAGTGTTGCATTGAGCTAAAAAATGAGCTTTTTCTAAAGGATCAGTTATACCATATTCTTTCATAGCTTGAATTAAACTAGGAGGTGGAGTCATAGTTGGTTTATCGTATTTAGGTGGGTTATTGTTTATATCTTCTACTATAGCTTCAGCTGTAATAACTAAATCTTTTAATTCATTTGTTTTAGGAATTAATGTAGTTTCAATATTTGTTTCCCAGTCATCATTTGATAATTTATGGCTAACTCCTGTTACAATTAAATCTAGTTCAGTTCCATATGCTTTAGGTAAAAAACGAGTATCAACGTGTAATTTGTTGTATATCTTTATACCCGATATTCCATCCATAGAAAAATTCAATTTAAACGGAATAAACCCAACAGTTCCACCTTGTTGGTTCTTTTGAGATGCAATTAAATATTTATAGTATTCTGTTACAACTGAGATATTTTTTTCAATAGCACCTGGGTCTATTTGAAGGTTTTTAGCATTGGTACTTACTATGTTCCCTTTAAACCCATAACGAGAAGCATTGCCTGCTTTAGCCGATAAAAATTTATTAATATAGTTTGATGCAGCTTCATCTTCACCGTTTTCTTCTTGAGAATTTTCATTTCCCGGGATAAGTTTTTCTTTAAATCTATCGGTTAACCCATCATTCCATTTTGAAAATGCTGTAGCTTCTATTCCTTTAACATATCCTCCTGCGGTTGCTCCTACTGTAATCATAGTTGCATATTCTGGGGTGATAGCTGTTTTTAAATCAACGTTTCTAACAAAGTTAGAAGTAGAAGCATTATACCCAAATAATTGTAATGTATAAGAAGCTGTTTCAGAACCTATACCAGGGATAGGAGTAGTATCAATAATAT